GAAAGTAATTCTATTACAACAATCAATTCAAGTCTTCGTGAGTGTCAGATTGTATCGTCGTTCGTGAAATATATTGCCTTGAACTTGCCTAACGGTGGCTTGCTTGATCCCTATTTCACTCGTCAGTTACATAGTCCAGAAGACTTACGGAGATTGTTAGATTTACACCATACACGATATTGTTATTGGTTTGCTTGAGGTCCACTCGCTTACTGTGACATTTGTCGTAAGAATCACTTAGTGAAGTTGGTTTACTTGAGGTCCACTCGTTTACCAAATCATTTTGCGATTATCAAGCTGTGAAGATGGCTTTTGCTGGTAGTTCTCGTACTATCAATGAAACACTATCCAGATCTAGATCTGTGGGTGTTAGTTCAGCTTTTGAATTTTCTGAATCGGAATGGGCTAGTACCATGTCTGATTTAGATAAATTCTATGAAGATGTTCTTATTCAAAACGCTCCTACTAGGAAGTGTTTTAAGATTGATTTAAAGAACAATGTTCCGATTGAACCATTGAGGTTGCAGTCGAAGGAGAATCGTGGTGTGTTACGAACCATGGCTGATAAGGTCAAGGGTTGTGTTTACATCAATCACTCAATAATATACTTGGTTTACATACCTAGTATACTTGAGTCTTCCACCGGTGTTTTGACGTTGAAATTGTTCAACACCAATACCGGTGAGATTATCGATGTTGATACCGATGCCCCTGCGAATGAGGCTGCGATCTTTGTGACGCGGTGGCCTCGTTCGTTGCATGTTACTGAAGGTAACGGTTTGACGTTGTTGCCTTCAGTGAATGTCATTGGATGTAAGCAAGGTGCCATTGTTGGCACGCTTTACCCAATGTGGGATGATTCTTTTTCTAGGAAGAAATCCTATGAAAAGGAATATCCTTCTTTGAGATTTCCGATCGAAATGACTGATGCCAGGAGTGCTGTGACTGACGTGAAACTTTTAAAGGGTTTTACGATGCAGCGTATGATTGGAGGTGGTACCTCCAGTGATATAGCACCTGAGGTTGTCAAGGTTCGTAGTGAACCTGGAAAGAAGGCAAAAACCGCTATATTTAAGCGTGTGTCTACCAGTAAGCGAGAGTTCGCTGGTAGACCGAGTTCCGTTTCTGACGATGTTTTAAATTCCAGCAATGTTGCTGAGGGTGTAACCATACCGGTAAATGCCGATGAAGGTAAAGCAGATTTTAAGAAGAAAAGGTTTCAGGAAGGTTTTACTTCCGATGATTGTTGAGTGTTGACTTTGTCAACATCTCTTGCGTTAGCAATCATTACTTCTTCTTATTTTATACTTATTCCATGGCTTTTTGCAATGTATGCGGAAAACAAATGCCCTGTGGTGTTGTCCACAGGAGGGGTAGACCGACACAGCGATCTCAAAATTTCGCTCGTCGTGGAGGCATGGCCCCTCGACCTAATACCGCCAATAACTTGGCGATGCCTACCGCCGTTCGCACTGAATGGGAAATTAATGGCCCAAATACGCAAGTGCGTCGGTTTCCGGGACTTGTTACAGTCTCGAAGGGTGTGGCCATAAGGTCCACAGGCGCTGGAACCTATTGGGGTTTCGCCATTTCTACTGCCTTTCATAATTTGATGGGGCAAAGAGTGCTTTGTGATGCACTAGTCATGAGATTTATCTCTGACCATTCTGGGGGTGTTGTTGGTGTTGTTCGAGGTTATAATCCCGATCACCCAACTGCTCCCAATGCGTTGACCAGGCGTCGCTTCCATAAGGGAGTGGCTACTGGTTTGCAGTTCCTAGCACCTACTAATCAGGTGGTAGATGAAATTGCGGACGATATTTATATCGTCTTTCAATTTGACACTGCGTTTACCGCTAACGCTGTGTTACTCACTCGAGATCGTTATCTGCAGCATAATGCAGTTCCTCGTGTTGAGATACCGGCTGATGTGCTTCGAACTGAAGCGTTACCGGTCGAAGATATACGCGGTTAGCAATTAGGTCGGGATATTTCCCGACTTCGGGATGTATCCCGACGTGCTAAAGTTCCTAACGATTTTATTGTTGGATGCGAACCGGCTTACGACATTGATATGTGTGAGCAGGCTCATGATGGTTATCCTGAGGTTAATCCTGCGGTCTTGAGACCGAGGTTTTTCTCAGTGCCGAGGACGGTTAGACGTTCTCGAAGGCTAAATCCACGTTTAGTGGATGAAGCGAATTTACCATACTTCACAGGTGAGTGCGTGAGGTGTGGTTATACTCCTAAGTCTCTCATTGATCAGAGAGAATGGGAATGTTCAAGCTGTTATATGTTGTATGCAGCTTGAAGATTTCTAAAATGATTATCTTGTTTTAATGCAAGTTAAGTTGGACAAGGTCCAGTGTAACTTAAGTAAGTTTCTCCTATCGCCATCTGGATGGGATTTAAGAGACTTATGCCAAACTCTTTGAGTTTGATGCCAATTCAGTTTTCGTCTGAATTGATGCCCGAAAGGATGGC